CCGGTTTCAATGCTATGTAAAACAATGGCTTGCCAATTATAAATTATTATGTTAATCCGACAGTCTCATATGACAATCGACGAGCGCAAGGGTGTTGTTTGGCCGATCCCGGCACAATACCGAACCAATGATTATGATCTGGCAAATGTCACTCCGGATCAGGTTCGCACGATTCTTCGGGGCGTTAGGACTGGAAAGCTAGAGGATCAGGATCGCTTGTTCCGTCTTATGCTTGATACTTGGCCAAGGCTGCGGAAGGCGCTAAATGAGGTTGCCGGATCGGTCGCTAGGCTGGAGTTGGAAATCAAACCAGCAATCCGGGAGGATGCCGAGGAACCGACTCCGGCGGCGGTTAAGATTTACGAAACTGTCGAGCGGGCGCTTGAGTCATATTCTCCCCGCCCGGGATATTGGGAGCTAGATGTATCCGGGATGGTCAAGGCTTTAATTGATGCTTACGCCAAGGGGATTTCTGTTCTTGAGATCGTATGGCAGTCGCAAAATGGCATCATTAGCCCTCGTTGCTATGCTCCAGTTCCTGCAAAATATCTAGCCTATCCATCCGCCGGGAACGATGTTGATAGGCTTATGATTGCTCCGGGTGGATACAATTACGCATCTCTTGTTGATTTCCCACCTGATCGTTTCTTGATCGGCGTTTGGTCGCAAGGCGGGACGCATCCGATCCATTCCGCCAATCTCCGGACGCTGACAAAATATTGGTTGGCATCCGTCTATGGTCTTGGTTGGTTGATGCAATTCTCGCAGCTCTTCGGGATCCCGATGCGGACGGCAAAGACCGATGGCACCGAGGATGCGCTAAATAAAGCCGAGGATATGCTGGAATCAATCGGATCATCCGGTTGGGCTGCAACTGGTCCGGGCGTTGATTTCGAGATTCATTCTGCCGTGACCGGGGGCGACAATCTTCCGCAATCGCACATGATGGATGTGGCGGACAGGGCTTGTGATATCCTGCTCTTGGGGCAGACGCTAACGACCGATAACACCGGGACAGGATCCCGGGCGCTAGGGGATGTTCATTCCGGCATCCGGAGCGAGGTTCTGCAATCCGTTTCGTCATGGGTCGCTTCTATCATCACAACGCAGCTAATCCCGGCAATCGTCCGGATGAACTTCGGCAAGGTTGCTTCCGAGGATATGCCCTATTGTGAACTAGAGATTCCGGTTCCAAAGGATGAGAAGGCAATTGCCGAGCGTGTCAAAATTTACAATGAGATCGGCATTCAGATGCCAAAAGCGTGGGTCTATGATGAGCTTGGGATTCCAATGCCGATTGAAGGCGAGGAGATTTTCGGTGGCGATTCTATGCCTCCAGCGATTGAGCCGGAGATTCCGGTAGATGCACCAGATGTTGAGGATATGCCGGAGGAAATGTCGGATGAAATCACCGACATAGACGAGGTCGAATCAGCGGCTTCGGTTGATCTCCGGCCTACTGAAAAGATGGCCCGCAATGCTGCAAATGCGCTAGAGGTCCGCCGGACAAAGCCGCAATCCGAGCGGGGCATGACATCTGTCGGTCTAGCTAGGGCTAGGGATATCTCCAGCCGATCCGAGCTTTCCGAGGATACCGTCCGCCGGATGGTTTCGTTCTTCAGCCGCCATGAGGTGGACAAGAAGGGTCAGACTTGGGACGAGCAGGGCAAGGGGTGGCAAGCATGGAATGGATGGGGTGGAGATGAGGGATTCAGTTGGGCAAAGTCCATTGTCGCTAAACTCGACAAACAATGACTGATGAGGAATTGAGAGATGTTGCTTCCGATTGGCTCGCTCCAGTCGATCAGGTTCTAGCTGACCTAATGGACAAATCGCAGCGGATGACAATCGGCGCATTTATCCGGGAGGTTGATCAAGTAATCGAACGCATCCCGCAAATGTATGGGATGCTCAACGCTCAAGCCTTGACCGATGCGCTGGAGAATGAAATCGGGAAAGCGATGCTGAAAGGGCTTGAAGATGAAAGTAGGTAATTCATTCATCACAATTACGGCAACCGGGCTGGATGAAGCCAAGGCTGCTGCTATTGCCTTGGCGGCTCCCGGTGTCCGCAAGGCTGCGGTTCTGCAAGGTGGGCAGGATGCAATCGAAGAGGTTCGGAAATATTACGCGATGGCCGGAAGGGTTAAATGGATCACGCCGAGACTGCCGACTCATGGCCCGGGGCGTGAGCAAACCCGCTGGTGGGAAGGCACAGCGCGAGGTTGGAGTTTGAGCCAACCAAATTCCAACACGGTTACATTTAGCAATCAAACCATCGGATTGGCTCATAAAGTGACAGGCGGAACGATCCGGGCTAAACGCAAAAACAACCTAACAATTCCGTTGGATCCAAGAGCGCACGCAAAGACCGCTAGAGAATATTCCAACCGGGTTAACCCATTGTTCCGGGTCAAGAATGTTTTGGCCGAAGTTGACGAAGGCGCTCCAAACGGAATTAAACCGATCTATGCCTTGGTGAAATCCGTCACTCATAAGCCTTGGCCTAATGCTCTTCCTCCGGAAGATTCATATGTGAACGCATTCATGGACGGCGCTTTGGACTATTTGATATCTGAATTCAATACTTGACATATATGACCATGTATGATTATCTCCCTTCGATGTTTCGCAATTCCAACATTGTAACCGCTGCAATCCAATCGGAGCTTTCCGATGTTGCTGGTTCAATTGTCTATCTCCCGGAAGGACAACACCGCATCAATGCGACCGTTGGCGGAAAGGCCAAAACCGTTGATGTCCTAGTTGATTCCCGGGTTGCTGCATCATTCGCTGAAGACCTTAATAAGCGATTTGAGTCTAATGTTCGCCCGTTCGCAGGGTTTGATCATAAGCAAGGTGCCGCCTCATTTATCCCCAAGGAATTTAGATATGAGGAAGGCGTTGGTCTTGTGCTTGATGTCGAATGGACGGAAGCCGGGCGCAAAGCCGTTGAGGGGCGCGACTATTCTTATTTTTCCCCTACTTTCCTTCTTTCAAAAGACGGAATTCCGACTGGTCTAGCAAAGCGTGGCGAGATCGGATCCCTAGTCAATGATCCAGCATTTGAAGAAATCCCGCGCATTGCGGCATCACATAACGAACAAAATAATATGACTGAACAACTGATCGAATTGGGTCTGGTTGAGGCGAGCGAATCGCCGGATACCGCACTCGAAACCGCAAAGGCTAATCTCGCTGCTCTTCGTGAATCCGCCTCCCTTGCCGAGCAAGTGGAAGCAGCTAATGAAGGCAAAAAGTCCGCCGAAGAACAACTTGCTGAAATGGAAGCTGCATATGCCGCTCTTAAAGCAGAATACGAAGATATGAAGAAAAAGATCGAAGAGAAGGATATGGCATCCGCTGAATCCGCAATCGACGAAGCTGTCAAATCTGGACGCATCGCTCCACAAGACGAGGATGCTAAAGCATTCTGGAAAGGTGCAATTCTTGCCGATAAGAAGGCAGCCAAGGTTCTTGCCTCGCTGCCAAGCAACGAAGCAATCAATGGCGCTACAATTCTTGCTGGACGCATCGAAGAAACTCCTTCAGTTGAACTGACTGGTCTCGCTCGCGTCGAAGCTGCATTTAAAGCACAATCGCTCAACAAATAATCCCCAATAGAAAAATAATATGCCTAACAATACTACTCTACTTGATCTTGCCAAACTTAATGGCGCTGATCCGGTTGTCGGTCTGATTGAGGAAGTGGCTACCGCCTCCCCTGAAGTTGTGACCATCCCCGCCCGCACGATTCGCGGAACCAGTTATAAGACTGTGGTTCGCAATTCGCGTCCATCCGTTGCTTTCCGCTCCGCTAATGAGGGAACGGCTGCAACGAAGTCAAACTTCACCGAGCGCCTCGTTGAAGCCTTCATCCTTTCCGCCCGCATCGAAGTCGACAAGGCAGTTGCTCGCGGCTACGAAGATGGCCCGGAAGCTCTCCAAGCAATCGAAGGCGCTGGCGTGATGCGCGCTGCTCTTTCGACTGTCGGCTCGCAAACCATCTATGGTCGCAGCGCAGGAAGCAAAGGCTTCATCGGCCTTCAGGAATTCATCTCGACCTTCGGTGATGAGCTTGTTGTTGACGCTGGCGGCACAACCTCCGCAACTGGATCTTCGGTTTATGCAATCAAGGCGGGCAATCAAGGCGTCCAATATGTCTATGGCAACGGAACTAGCTTTGATCTTTCGCCATTCCGCGAAGGCGATGCTGCCGATGCTTCAGGCAATCGCTTCGCTGCTTATATCGCAGACCTCACCGCATGGATCGGTCTTCAATGCGTCAACAAATACGCGATTGGCCGAATCAAGAAATGCACCGCCGATTCCGGCAAGGGTGTCACCGATGCGAAGATCGCTGAATTGCTTTCGAAGTTCCCGGTTGGCGAGCGCCCCACCCATCTCTTGATGAGCCGCCGTTCCGCATTCCAGCTTCAGATCAGCCGCACGATGACTGCCAGCACCAAGCAGGAAGCCTTTACTGGCATCCTTCCGGGTGTTCCTACTGAATCGTTCGGTATCCCGATTATCATCACCGATTCGATCGCTGACAATGAAGCCCTTGCTTAATCCTAACCCCTAAATAGATAATACGACAATGGCCTTTGAATTCAATCTCAATCAACAAGATGCCTCCTACACTTCGTCGGTGGCAATCCTCCAAGCTGGAGCAAATTCCGCAACATTCGATCTTGAACAAGTCCTCGGTGGCGACATTCAAAACTTCGTGGTGGAAATTTCCGCTCCAGCCGCTTCCGGCATCGCTAACGCAGCGGTTCTTACCTACACCTTCAAGGATAGCGCCGATGGCGTGACCTTCGCTGCTGTGGATCCTGCTGTGGCAACCACGCAAACTGGTGCTGGCGGACTTGGCGTTGCTGCCAAGAGCGTTCGCTTCCGGGTTGATCCCGCAACTCGACGCTATATTCGCGTCGAGCAAACTGCGAGCGCATCTGCCGGGACCTTCGCTGGTCAGCTGTTCACCACCAAGCTACTTTTCTAATTAGCTTGGATCTTAATATGCCGCTGGTCTGGGGTTTGTTCATTTCCCTCGGATCAGCGGCAATTTTCTAACTGATCTATGGCATGGGCTGAATTAAATTTTGCGGGATTGCAGGGAAGACTAGGATCCGAAGAGATCGCTTCGCTGCTTGCTGAATCTGCCGCACCTGAAGAAAAGGTGACGGAGGTTCTGACCCATGTTGCATTGGACATTGCCAGCCGGGTCAATACTGGGCGCAGGAAGCGCGGATTGCCGCCTGTGGTTAATTCTAGTGTCTATGTGCCACCCGGGGCGCAACGTCATGCCTATGCCCTTGCAAGGCGTTTGCTGTCCGATGCTTTTCCTTCCTTGGCTGAATTCAATGGCGATGATCGCAAATCATCCATTGAGGAAGCCGAAAACTACTTGGACGATCTAGCCAAGAATGATGCCGATTCGGATGATCCGGGCGCATCCAGCTTCGCTTACTCTTCCGCATCCTCATTCCGATATGGTGGATCCGCCGTAATGGATTTCTCAACTTCCCCATGAGCATCATTCGACAGATCGTGGAAAGCATCGCCAAGAGATTGGCGGATCATGATTATTTCCGGACTGTCCCGAAGATCCCTGTGCTTGTTGAGGATGCGAAAGATGTCGAGAAATCAATCCTTAACGCAATGCAGACTGCCGGGGCGTTCGTGCTAGTCAACTTCGATGGTGCCGATACGGATTCTGAAAACACTCCCGGACCATATTTGAGCGATTCATCATTTAAAGTGATTGTTTCGGAAATTCCTTCTCTTTGGCGCTCCCGGGGATCAAGGCAGCCATCATGCACCGAAATTGCTGAAGCTATCTGCCGTCTCATTCATCATCATCAACCGCTAGATTCCGAAGGGCTTGCATTATCTGGCGGAGTTTTGTTATTCGATTCAATGTCGCAACAAGCGAACGAATCGATGCTCCAGCAAGTCCTGACATTCAGAATACCAATTGGATTAACCAACACAGACCCAGAAAGATAAAATTATGGCAACATTTGATAGAGCAACAATCGTTCGAGGCCCATGTAAGATCGGTTACGATGGAGCGACATTCTACTCCAAGGGTGGCGTTTCGCTGACCATGACCAACTCGACCTTTGACAAGGAAACCGATGCCTATGGCATTGTTGGCAAGGCAAAGACAGACTTCCAAGTTGTTGTTGAGTTTGAACCAGTTGGCGAGATCGAGGCATTAACTACGCTTTTCCCATATGGCAGCACAGCAATCGGTGGATCGATTTATGGATCAGCCGACAAGGCGCTTGTGATCACATCCGTTGATCAGACTTACACGATCAACAATGCTGCCGTGACGCAGATGCCCTCGATTCGATGCACAGCTAACAACACCGCATTCGGATCGGTTCAATTCACCGGATTAGTGGATAAGAGCGGCGACCCAAGTTCATTAGCTGATTATTATTCTGCTACTGCTGGCGCAGCGATTGGCTCGGCATTCAGTCCGTCTTTGATCGTTACTGCTCCATACCAAGCAACGCTAGGCGCAGTCGGGCCTTTCTACTCCGAGGCTGGATTTGAGATCGCATTCGACTTAAGTCTTAACCCCGTAACTGTTGATGGCATGGGCACGGTTGATATGTCGCTCCAGAATCTCGGCGTGAACATCACCTGCATTCCGACTGGGGCTTTAGCTAATTCATTCGATACCTATTTCGGATCGTTGGATGTTGGTGAGGATCTCGCAAACTCAACGCTCGATATCAGCACTAGCACATCTGGCGGATTGAATTTCGACTGCCTTGCTGTGCAAGTGATCGATATTCAGAAACGATTCAGTCCAACTGACAATCGAGTCGGTCAGCTTACCATGGCGGCTCGGCGCACATTCACATCTGGATCACCTAACCCATTGTTCACAGTCCTTGCAGTAGCATAATTCATGTATGCAGCCGCATTCATCGGGGATAAGATAATCGATCTCGCTGGCTGGGACCAAGGACCATCCGCCGAAACATCGAATCTTTCCATATCATACAGCAATCAATTCCAATCCGTTAATTATATCGGAGGGACTTGGGGGCGGCAGTTTTTCCGCTCGGGATCAATGGCGAGCGCTTCATTTGATAGTAGATTTAATTTTCCTGATTATGATACATATCAAAGATGGTCTACATATTTCCTGTCGGCGTTGCCGGGATATTTTTCCAACCAAACATCTTGCATCTTTAAACTGACCACCCCTTGGCCCAATTATGGAACTAGACAAGTTGAAACGGCTACTGGAGTCGGAACTGTAACTGGGTCTGGTAATGT